TAAATACGTCAAAGTCTTTTACTCTTTTAAATACCTGACATCCTTCACTCCAATTTTCAACCCATTGTGAATCTTGACCTGCTTTGTGGATGTTAATACCAAAAATACCTGTGTCAGTTTTTGTTTCTTCAAAAATAAGATCTTTGTTTGCGTCTCTCCAAACAGTTACATTTCCTAATCTCTGACAAAGTGCTTCGTATTTTCCTTGGTGTAAATCAATTTTCCACACACCTCTATATTGTCCTGGTACTAACCTTGCAACACCATTTTTATTATGGAATTGTTGAACACCTTTTTTACCTGGGTCACACGTTGCCACCCAACAATAGTATTGCCAAACACCTTTTTCATCTTTAAATGATAATGTAAGGTGATCGTCAAATACGTTTGTTACTTTTTTTGCAACTGAAGGTGCGTTGTTTCTTACTCCTACGATATTCACATCGTAACTTTTGTTTGATGTATCTTCAAACCAAACATAACCTTTGGCTTTTACGGCAGCCTCAACCTGTTCTCTTGTGTACATAATTTATAATTTTTATTATAAATATATCTTGATTTGAAAAGTAAAGAGTTGGGACATATTTATTAGTATGATACATTCACGTAAACTAATATTATTTTCATCAATATCTTTGATGTTCATATTCCTATTAACTAAAACATTAATTTTATTAAATTTAGTTAGTCCTAGCGACATCACAAGGGTTATTGAAATGTTTTGTTTTTTAACATTTTCACCATTATTTTATTTTTTAATGAAAAAACAAAATGTGGACTTGAAAAGTGGTTTATTAAAACAAATTAAAGATAGTGAAGAATTTATTGATTCCGCAACAATTGTTTCTGTTGCCGATAAGTATGGTAAAATCACATACGTTAATAAAAAATTTGAAGAAGTTTCTGGGTGGTCTTTAGATGAGGTTAAAGGTATGGATCATAGTGTTGTTAACTCTGGCTTGCAACCTGATGGGTATTGGGGAAAGATGTATGAGACTGTAATGAAAGGTGAGATATGGAATGATGTTGTTACAAATAAAGGAAAGTCGGGTGAACTATATTATGTTGATACATACATCAAAGCAAAATTTGATAAGAAGGGTAAGTTAGATGGGTTTTCATCCATCAGACAAGATGTTACAGAACTTAAAAGAAAAGAAATGGAAATCCGTAATAGAATGAACGCAATAAATAAATCTAATGCTGTTATTGAGTTTGATTTAGAAGGAAACATCATTTTTGCTAATGAATTGTTTTTAAATACTATGGGTTATTCTTCGCCGGATGAAGTAATTGGGAAACACCACAGAATTTTTATTGATGAAGATCACTTAAAAAGTGAGGAATATTCTATTTTTTGGAAAAAACTAAATGATGGTATATTATTTACTGGTGAAATTACTAGAGTCAAAAAAGACGGGTCTTTAGTTTATTTACAAGCAACTTACAACCCAATTATTGGTGTGGATGGTAAGATTTATCGTGTTATGAAAATAGCAACAGACGTAACCAATTCTTATGAACAAAAGAAAGAGATAGAAAAGAAAAATACCTATTTAGAACACGCTGCTAAAATATTAAGACACGATATGCACTCTGGTATTAACACATATATGCCAAGAGGGTTAAGTTCTTTAGAAAGAAGGTTAAGTTCTGAAGATATTACATCGTTAAAGATTGAAGCTCCAATTAGAATGATTAAAGAAGGATTAAAACATTCTCAAAAAGTATATAAAGGAGTTTATGAATTTACCAATCTAGTTAAAAAAGATGTTGTTTTAAATAAAACTGAATGTAATTTAAAATCAATTTTATCTGATTACCTATCATCAACAGCATATTTAAGTCAAGTAATTATTGAAGACTTACCTACAATAGAAGTAAACGAAGCGTTATTTTGTACCGCAGTTGATAATTTAATTAGAAACGGTTTAAAATATAACGATTCAGATACCAAATTTGTTAAAATTTATTCCGATGAGAATAATATTTACATACAAGATAACGGTAGAGGAATCACACAAGAAGATTTTGATCACTTATCTAAACCATACACAAGAAAAGAAGGGCAAAAAGAATCTGGTACTGGTTTAGGTTTAAATATTTGCGTTGCTATTTTAGAAGAGCACGGGTTTAATATTACTTGTGAGAAAAATGAAATAGGAACAAAAATGAAAATAAAAATAAAATAAAAAACAAAAAAAGAAAAATGATTGATTCAATTTTATTGGTGGATGATGAGGATTTATTCCATTTGGTGTTTGAGGATGCTTGTTCGTTATTAGACATAAGTTTGTCTTTAAATGCGTTAAATAGTTCTGACGAGGCAGCAAAACTATTTCAAAAATGGTTCCAGGATGGTGACAATAATGATAAACCTGAATGTGTGTTTGTTGACTTAAACATAATTGGTAGTTCTTTTGATGGTATAGAGTTAATTAGAAAAGTTAATTTTGAATATGGTAATCACGTAGTTATTGGTATCATATCATCATCAAACGAACCGGAAGAACAAGCAAAAGCGCTCCAGGCTGGTGCTCAATTCTGGATTATTAAATCAGATGATATTGAACCTCGTTTAGAAGAGTTCAGAAAAGATTATGATGGGTATAAAAATAGAACAGCACCATTTAAAGTATATAAATGATAAGGTTAGATAAAAATAGTGAAACAGATTTAATTAAACTCTTTGAGTCCAAGAACGTTGGGCTTGAGGGGAATGTTATTAAATTAATTGAGTCTGATAACGACGAATTTAAAACCTATCTAACTAAATGTACTGATAAAGATAAAGATTCCAGACGTAAACGATTAGAGATAACAAAAAAAATACAATTACAAAACAATGAATTATCTGATCTAAACGAACAGAATCAAAAGATGATGGAGGATCTTCAGTCCACACTAAAAGAAGCTGAAGAACAAAAAGTAAAAATTGAGGCTCAGAATGGTGAGTTAGTCGCTTGGAGAGAAGAGAACGAAAAGATACAACAGGAATTACAAAAGGAGATGATTAAATCTGAAAGTGCAAGAATACGTGCCGAAGAAGCAAAGACAAACGCAATCAACGATCTTGACATCCTCCAAAAGAAAAACCAAACGGAATTAATATCAACAATTGTAAGGGTTGCCCTTTATATTATTGTTGGTGTTGGTATTGTTACTACCGGAGTATATGTATTCACTATTGTTATGGGTAAAGACACACAAGTTATTAGTGCCGCTTGGTCAAACATATTTGGTATACTTCTAACAAACGCATTCTCAATTGTGGGAACCATTATGGGTATTAAATACGCAACAGAAAATAAACAATAAAATAAAAACTATGTTATTAAAAGTAGGATCGAAAGGAGACGATGTAAAAAAACTTCAAGAAAAATTAGGATTAACGGCTGATGGTTCTTTTGGACCTAAAACTGAAACGGTGGTAAAAGAATGGCAAACTAAAAACGGATTAACCGCTGATGGTATTGTTGGTGATGGTACTTGGGCTAAAATGTTCGGAACAACTCAAGTAGTTAAAGAAGATGTTGTGATTACACCAGTTGTAGGACTAAACGTTGAGAAACTAAAAGGTCACATTCCTGATGTTGTTATTGCACAGATAGCGGAAACCGCAAAGAAATTTAACATTACAACAAATCTTAGACTTGCTCACTTTTTATCACAATGTGGACATGAGTCAGGAGGATTTAAAGCGGTATCAGAAAATTTAAACTATTCGGCTGACGGATTAAAAAGAACGTTTGGTAAATACTTTCCTGGTAACTTGGCAGAATCATATGCTAAACAACCAGAAAAGATTGCATCAAGAGTTTATGCTAACCGTATGAGTAACGGAGATGAAGCGTCAAAAGAGGGTTATAAATTTAGAGGGAGAGGTTATATTCAGTTGACAGGCAAAGGAAACTACACAAGTTTTACTAAATTTATTGGTGAAGATTGTGTTGCAAATCCTGATCTTGTTGCTACTAAATACCCATTGGCATCTGCCGCATTTTTCTTTGATTCAAATAAACTTTGGTCAATATGTGATAAAGGTGCTGATGATGCTGCGGTAACTGCGGTAACAAAACGAGTAAATGGGGGAACCATAGGACTTGCTGATAGAATCAAACACTTTAAAGAGTATTATAATTTGTTAAAATAAAAAGAAAACCCACTTAATCGGTGGGTTTTTTTTATGATATAATTTTTATTTCACTATCCGTTTCAATAACTACTCTGGCACCACAACTTAATAATGGTTTCTTATCTCCACTACCACAATACTTTATCTTACTCGGTCCAAGTATTTCTACTTCATTACAGTAAGTATTTGTTTTACCTTCCTTAATTGTAATAACTGGAAGATCTGTGTCCTTTGTTTTATTGGACCTAACGTGGTGTTGGTTAACGTGTATTCGTTTTTTTGACATAACTATTCATTATCATAAAACATTCTGTCAGAATCTTCTGTATGCCATTTCTCGTAATCTTCTACATTATAGTTTTCATTACAAACCAGATAGTCAGGTTTATCTGGAAAAGGTTTGGTAACAAATGAAGGTTCAGACCATTTAATCCTATTGTTTGGTTGAAGGGCAATCTGTCCATTGTCAAGAAGTATAATATGATGAGACTTATGTTCATCAGGAGTTTCTGATAATGTAAGATCAGTGTTCATATCATTACTACCCCAGTTAATAGTAGCATAATAACTTCCTTTATACCACTTTTTATCTTTAGCATAAAATTCTACGGGAGCGTCTTTTAAATAATTGAGTTGTAACAATGTAAAGTTATACGAGAAACAATTCCATATCTGTAAGTAATGAAATGGTAAATCTAAATCTGGTAGTTGAGGTTTGGTCATTAGGGCATGTGAGGGGAGTTTATCTCTAAGCACTCCATTCTCTAATAGTACTTGGAATAATGCTGCCTGTCCCGGCATACATCTAACAGAAATTATAACCCCTGGTGTAAATTCTCCTAAACCTTTAGTTTTTTGATATAAATACTCATCCCTAACAAAGACCTTCAAAGGAAAAAAATTGTGTTCTATATATGCCATAGTATTTAATAAAATCCTTTACCGGTGTGGATCATCGCGTTTATTCTTTGTTGTTCTAACCAACCTAAAAATTTGAATAGCTTTTTCATTTTATTCTACTGATTCGCACATATTAGTTATATCGTCTTCAACCTCATCAATCATAGGTTGATTTTCCAATTCTTCAATTACGATGTTAATTGCTTCTGGATAATGATTTGCACTTCCTGGTTGGAAGTAAATACTGGTAAGACCCAACACTTCATTATTTATGTAATGTCTAAATTTTCCTTTTGCTTTATTAACTTCCCAGTCCATTGATACATCATTCCAATCTTCTAAAACAAGTCGGTTTCCACCTTTTATCTTGTAATGTAATCTAATCAAATTATTATGACTAAATTTTTCTATAAATTCTCTTAGTTTCATTTTATTTATTTTTTAATTTTATTTAAATAATGAATGTTCCTTTTCGGTGTTTATCCTCAACCTCACTTGGATCATCATAATATATTGCCATATACTTTGCCAATTTATCAAATGATTCAAATACAAATGTTTGACAACCAACACTAACAATAAACCCATTATGTACGTGTTTAATGGTTACATCATATTGAGCTAATTTATCATTCATGTCTACAACAGGCATTGGTCTGCAATCTTCTTCTCTATCATATGCTTCAAGTGCGGGTTCTTCAACCAGGATAGATTCTTCTAGGTTAATAATACTTTCAACTGCGTCGTGAAATACCCTTCCTAGATCCTCTAATCGTTCTCTTTGTCTTCTGTTCATTTTATTTATTTTTTAATTGATTTATAACTTTATTCATATATCCCTCAAGAAGAAAAAGTTTTCTTCTAATACCAATATTATCCATATCAGCCAATAACCTCAAATAGTCGTTTAGTTCATCAAGTTGTGTTTGTGGTTCAACTTCCTTTTGAATTTCAAGGTCAGGAAATGTGTTTTTAAGTGCGTTTTTATGTCTATTTGATAGTTCTTCCATAATTATATTTTTATTCATAAGGTATAATTGATACTTTATATTTCAAGTTAGTTTCGGTGGAAACTAAACCCCATACAACTGATAATTCTTCTGGTTTTGCTATAATGGGTGTAACAAAATACCCTTCTACTTTATTTAAAGATTCATCAACAGTTTTAACTAAATCAACTGGTATTTTCGTTTCAATTTCTATTTTTTCAAATGATTCGGGACTGTAAAAATCTCCTTTGTAATTTTCCATAATTATACTTTTTCGTAGGTTAATCCCCATTTTTCACTTATCTCAGTGAATTTATCGTTTATTGTTTCTTCTTTAATTCCATTTAAATATGAGAAATCATTCTCAAATTGTAAACCGTGTTCTTGGTTTGCGTCCGTAATTTTTCGTTTAAGAACGGAAAGTTCGTTTGAAGTATAAAATTCTGTTCCGTGATCAATAATTTTCAGTTCCACAAGGGTCTTATCATCAAAGGTTTTTATTTGGTGTGTCATATTACTGGGCAATATAAATTTTAGTCGGTCTTTCATTTTCAACAATACTTCCGTTGTCTGAACTGTGCCATTCCATTACTCTACCGGTGTTTGGTTTCTCTTCACATTTAATCGCATAAAAGATCTGACATCCCGCAATTATAATTTCTTTACCATTTCCACCAACAACCGCATACCAGTTGGCACTATTCCTGTTGGTTTTAACTCCAAGGATTGCGTCCTCCACGATTTTAACATCACCCCAAACCGCTTGATAGGATAATCCATCTGGTGCTGTAAAGTATTTTTCTGTTGTTATTAGGTATTTTCCTTCCATACTACTTCTTTTTGAATTGTTCAAATAATTGTTGGGTAGTTATAACTCTGTTAGGGTATTTATTATCTTGTACTCTACACCAATTAGCAAATTCTAACACTTCTTCCTCACTGTACACTTTTTTAGATTTTCTTTTAGTTTCAATTTTATCTCTTATGGACTTCATTCTGTCCTGACATTTTTTCACTAATTCTGCTGTTTTCATATTCTATTTTTTTATTTCTTTTTAAGTATTTTATGGACGAAAAAATGTATTAAATAAACTGTATTAAAAATTAATATTCCTTGACATATACAAGTTACAATTTTTTCACATATCATGTTACTCCGATTTAAAATTAGATATATAATATTGTCCTGCACTAGAAAAACCATCTCCTCCAGCTGCGCTATTCCAAGCCTCCATTATCTGATCTTCAAACATTTTGTTGGATTGCTCTAATAACAAATCAAGTTGATTTCTAAACTCAAGTACATCAATATTTCCTTGTTCTCTTTGTGTCATTAACTCAATTACTTTTAAGTTATACCATTCTACTGCCGTTTTCATAATTTTTTATTTTTTAATTTGTAGTCAGGACAGGACTCGAACCCGTACGAATATCTTTACACCTGACCCAACCACAAGGACCAGGATTTCGGTAATATTCACTGTTTTGTCTGTTGCGTCTACCATTCCGCCACCTGACTATAAAGTTACATATTCAATATCTTTTTTACATACAGTCATAAACACATGATGAAAAGTACTCTCTACAGGATTTGGACCAAAAGGTTGTTTGTGTGTTTTCAACTGCCCGTTAAGTTCTACATCGATAAAATCCTCGTGTAATCTTTCTTTGTATGTACTATCTTTATAAATTTTCATCTGTGGGTTTTCTTCCCAATTCCACTCTCTAATTACCAACCCTATTTGTCCGTCTTTTAATTTTACTGCTGTTTGTTTCATCTTAATTTATTTTACTTTTTATTACTAATTTTCTAAATTCATTTTTAAAATTCCAATATGTTTTTTAATTTCATCTCTATATTGTTTAGCGATCACCCAAGGCGCCGTGGTACAATTAAAATTATTTTCATTTATAAATTGTTTTACTCTGGTTTGTTCTTCTTCTAACAGATTTATCTGTTTTTTAATTTCTTCGCCCATATTATTTATTTTATTTAATGTTTCTTGTTTAGGTTCTTCTTGTGGAATGATGATTTTGTAATTCTCGTAAATACCTTCTTTAATAGTACCATCAGCAAATCTATCAATGTATTTACCATCTTCCATTCTTTCAATCTCAACACACTCACAACTTGGATTCTTTACAAACCAATTCAAGAACTCATCATCAATAGCTTGAACACCATCTGCAATTAACTCTGGGTCTGTTGTTAGAATGATTTTTTTGCAAGCATTTAATACTTCAGTAACTCCATCTTGAAATCTAATTATACCTATATTTGATTTAATTTCTACTACTTTATGGACTAATTCTTCAGAACATAAACACCAATCTCCTTCTTTAATTTCTTCATTGGAAGTGATGTAGATATTATAATCTTGAAACCAATCTTCTTCTATTACATTTTCAAAATCATTATCTATTGTAAATATAGAATCTTTTTTATTGTAAAATAATCTACTTGGTTTTTCTGTTGGTAATAAATGTATGTTTTTCATATTTTTTAAATTTCTTATACAAACTTAAACAATCTATTTTGATTTGAAAAGTATTTTTAGTTAAAATGGGTGTAAACCCCTATGAAAATTAGTATAAATACTGTTCTTAATTTACTATTGACATACCCAATTCCAAGTTGGGAAGTTTTTATTTCTTATCCTATCTCTTACACTACTGTCTGGCATATTAAAATATTTTGCAGCTTCAACCGCAGAATTAAATAACAAACCATCAATCATACATTTTTTAGCTTGTGGTTTTGGTGGTTCTATCAATGCGTATTTTTCTTTTCTTTTTTCATTCGCTAATTTTGATATTTCTTTACCACCAATTCTACCTTTTTTCCATCCCTCTTCAATAATTCTTGGATCATCAGGTAATGTCCTTAAATGTTCTCCTTTATCATTATAAAACCACAACTTATTTTTGTGTGCGATTGACATTTTTTCTTTTGTTTTGTCAGTGTGTCTGTGATCAGAACTTTTTTTTCTTAATATTTTTAGTGTCTCATCTGTATGTTTTTTTCCGTAGAATGAATTTTTTTCACCGCCATATTTACCAATTCTTGATAAACTAATTTTGTTTCTTTGTTCTTCTGTAAGTTTTTTACCAAAATTTGGATTATTAGTCCCTCTTATACTTTTAGAATAATCTTCCTTTATTAAATCATATAACCTTGAATTTATTTTATGTCTTTCTTGGTATTCTCTCTTAACATTACACATATTCCATAATGCAAATCTTAATTTTGTGTTTTTAGGGTAAATTTCACATAAAAGTAAATGACAGATGAAATGTTCTCTAGCGGTTAAAACAACTAAATTCCAAACATCATTTGACCCCCCAAGACATTTTGGTATGATGTGATGTGTTTCTGTGTATCCAGTGATAGTTCTATTTTTACCTCTTTCAACAATACTATTATAAATTTTCAAATAATCCATCGGTTTCCGTATATTATATAAATATATGGAAACCAACGAAAAACCTAAATTGCCAACTCTAATTTTGAATTTATTTTAGTTATACCGTCAATACCGGTAATCTCAAAATCATCAATTGTATAGTCGTAGAAGTTTTTATTTTCCTTTAAAATTAACTTTGGTTGTGTGTCTAATGGTTCCTTGTTTAATAGTTCTGAAACACCATCAAAATGTCTATCATATATATGAAGGTTTTGGACTAAATGACAGAACTTACCAACTTTATAACCACAATGTCCCGCAACCATCATTTGTAAAGCCAAATATTGCACTTTATTAATATAACCCGCAACCAAATAATCGTTTGATCTTTGGACCAACGTCATATCCAAAACCTTATCTTTATCAACTTTTCTAACCGAACAGAGTATTTCATAAGCACAAGGAAATAAACCATTTGTTTCTTCTAAATCAACATATTGATACATACTAATAATATGCCTTCTACCAAATGGATCATTAACTAATCCATCAAGTAGTTTATTCATCAAATCATATCTTTTGATTGTTGCACCATATCTCTGACCAATACTATTATCTCCAATATTCCATTCTTCCCACCAGTTAATACCCATCTCACGAGCAACATCAAGTGATGAAGTTTGTTTTTGGTATATCCAAAGTATTTCTTTAATTCCGGTTTTAATTGCAGTATTCCTTAATGTTGTAATTGGAAACTCACCTTTTAAAATATCATATTCTTCAAATACCTGTGTGATAAACTTTGAGTGTGATGGTGTCCCATCCTCGTATTTTGGTCTTGGGTTTTCATCCCAAGAACCTTCTGACATAATCTTTGATAAGTTCTGAATATAATATTTGTCGGCTTTACTCATAACTTTCTATTGTTTTATCGTTGTATGTCACTGTGATTAGTTTGGTTGGAATATTATAAGGTGTGTTATCTACATTAGTAGGAACCATCATATTAGCTAAAAGACCGTATTTTTCTTTCCATATTGGGAGGGCTATTTTATACCTTTCTTCCAAACTCAACTCTCGTTCTTCAATTTTTAATCCCCACTTTTCAGAGAACTCTTTATTGGTTTTACATTTATCGATGAACTCTTCTTTCGATAAAAGTTTTATTAGATCCACTTTAAGACGTTTTCGTTGACTTCTCAATCTATTAACTTCTTCTTTCTGTAATTCTCTTTGTCTTATAATTTCCTTTTTATAGTTCTCATAAGCCTCATTCAATAAATCTGGTTGTTCCTCATTATAATGTTCCAATTGATTTTCGTTGAAGATATGTAATAATCCGTATTCATCCATTTCACCAATCACCCGGATGTCGCCATTAATTGTTTCAAATACACCTACAATTGTACAAGGAAATTTATAACCTTTTGGTTTGTGAGCCTTGTCTCCCACTTTAAATTTTGTTTCTTTATTCATCTTTTATTTTATTTGTATATTGATGGTCTTGAATTAAGTCTTTGACTCAATAATGTTTCCTTGAAGCACTTAACAAATTCTTCTTTTATGTCTTCAACAACATTATCATTACCCCACACCATTACATCTTTTTTAACCCTATCTTTCCAGTGATAATTTGTTGGGTAGTTATATAAAAGGAAGTTCTCCATTTCTTCCATAGTAAATGAAAGTTCTATTTTAATTTGTTCACTCATAATCTTTATAATAGTATTTGTCTAATAATTCTCTACATTTTTTTGTAACATATTCCAATGTCCAATTTTGTTTAAAACCATCTTTAAATCCTTCTTCACCTTTTGAAATCCATTCAATTGCAAATGCGAAGTTTTCAAAATCTTTTTCCATTTGGCTAAGGTAAGAATTTGTTTCAAGTAATTCTGTAATATCATAACCATTCTTATGTAACCATAAAACCACTTTGGAATTATCAAAATGTAATATGCAATTGTCCTGACCATCGTGAAACTCAATGCCTATAATTGAACGGCCACCAAATGTTATTTGTTGTTTACCATTTTCAGTAATCACCGGTTCAAATGATAGTTTCTTAAACCAATAATATTTCTCATTTGGATAGACAAATTTTAAAATATCTTTTGCTTCGTCTTCTGTTAGTTCTTTAATGTTTTTCATATTTATTTCATTAAAATTCGTGTTTTCCTGGTTTAATTTTTCCATCCAGAATATCTTTCATAACTTTTGGTTGGTAATCTTCAAGTAATTGTTTTTGCGTTACTTCCCACCCAATTGGTGGTAATGAATAATCTTCAAAATATGTATACCTGATCATTCCTTGAATGTTTTCACCACACTCTTTAACTTCTTCGGTTTCGTGGATTGTTGCCTCAAATTTACCTTCCCCAATATGTTTAATTGTGTAACCCATCTTCATCTTTGCTTTGTTATTTAATACCAATTCCCTCTCCGTCAAGGTATATTAACTTTACCGTTTCACCATCACCTATAATTGTTAAAGTGGGATATTCATCATCTGGAACAGGATGGGTGGGTTTTATTTCATAACGATATTCATAACAAAGTTTATCCACTTTATCAAGAAACTCTTTCATTTTATTTGTCATCTCTTAAATTTTGATTTGAATTTCATCCACACTATTTCAGGATAATTCCATAACCACCAAAAAAATATATAAAATTTTTTCATCAGTCAATCATTTTATATGTTGTTTCTTTTTAAATTGTTCAAATGATTCTTCATTTATTGTAAAGCTCATTACACCAAGTGCTTTAGCAACAGATATTTCAATTGCATTCTTTAGTTCTTCCTCACTATACATTCTTTCAGATTGGTATTTAGCACCTAACCTAACTCCATCATAAAAAGATAAATCTATATCATCTTGTAATCCCTTTTGGTAAGTTCTTTCAGCAGCTTCTTCAAGTGTTTCATCTTTACTAGTACCTGACTTCTCTCTCATCTCTTGTAAGTCCTTAGTAACTTTTTCCTTGTTTGTTAAAAGATATTCCCTAAGTGCTAATTTAGCATTTTCTAGTGTAGGATCTTGTTTAGGTTTTTCTTGTGGAATGATGATTTTTAGAAAAGAAGTAATTTCGGAAATATCACTTAAAACGCCACTATGATATTTTCTAATCTCTACAAACTCACAACTTGGATTCTTTACAAACCATTCTAAGAACTCATCATCAATACTCTGAACACCCTCTTCAATTAACTCTTGGTCTGTTGTTAGAATAATTTTCTTACCATTATAATTAACACCTGATACTAAACAATATATATTACTATCCTCACCTAAATAATATTCGTCAAATTTAATTTCTTCATCAGAAGTTATGTATAAATGATAATTCTTACAATGTCCTTTTGGTGTGTTAGTTAATCCATTAGTATAAAGTTTAATGGATGAACTCCCACCAGGTTTAGTTAACCTACTTGGTTTTTCTGTTGGTAATACGTGTATGTTTTTCATATTTCTTATTTTTTAATTGTTAAGACAAAATTAGGAAAAATATTTGGTTTTAAAAAATTTTTTTGTTAAAATGGGTGTAAACCCCTATGAAAATAAGGATAAACCCCTACTCCTTTTCTATTTCTATTTCCGGTTTAACTTTAGTTGGTTTGTGTCCTCGTTTTTTTGAAACAAATTTTTCTTGGAACTTTTTATCTTTCTCAAAGATTTCAATAAATTCCTCCAATGTAAATTCTCTTACTTTATACTCATTTGGGTCGTCCATCAAATAATCATAATCTGGTTCTTCCAATGTTTTACAAAACTCAAGATATCTTTCATAAGATTTTTTAAGTTTTTCATAATCTGTATCGTCTTCAATAACGATTTTTACTGGTTCAGGGAATAACATATTCATTCCAATTCCCAAATTTACTTCTATTACTTTTTCCATATTTAAATTATAATTTATTTATATTATAAAAACAACTTTTTTGATTGTTTTTCTCTGTGAAATTTAATCGCAAAACGGTGAACTTCTTCCTGGATTTTACCAAACAAAGTAAAGTTTATATCATCTTTTATGTTAAACTCGGATCCATCAATTTTATGTATGATTGATGATTTGTGATTTGAATCTTTTGAAATTGAAATAAGGTCAACTTGGTCTAAAATTCCAAGATTTTCAAATACTTTTCTGGCAACACCTAATTGACCTTTACCACCATCAATGATTACAAGATCCGGAAGTTTTTGTTTTTCATCAAGTAATCTTTTGAATCTACGGTTTAATACCTCATCAAATGATTGGTAGTCATCAACACCGGTAAAACTTCTAATGATATATTTACGGTACTCTGATTTATCCGGAGTTTCATTTTTAAATCTAACTGATGCTGCAACATTTGAATCGCCCTGGTTGTGTGAGTTATCAAATGCTTCAATTGATACTGGAATGTTTTTAAGACCCAGAACATTTTTAATATCAAAAGCTTTTTTGTTATATTTCTGTAATCTTATAACATTCAACTTACTATCAATACTTTCCAAACTTGTAAGTTTTGATAATAAGTCTTGTGCTTTTTCAAACTCCAGATTGTCAGAGTAATACTTCATAGACTTCTTCAACTTTGTTTTAAGACTGGAAATATCAAGTGATAGAACTTTTTTCACATCACGAATAATCTCATTGTAATAAAACTTTTTGATGTTATTCACGCAAGGAGCATTACATCTTCCCAAGTGAAATTCCAAACAGGTCTTGAACTTTTCTTTTGTGATATTTTCTTCCGTTAAATCATAAGAACAACTACGAAGTTCAAAGACATCGTGAATAAGATTATAGATCTCACGACATAACATTCCGGAAGTAAAATCCAAACTTACTCTGTCGTCTTGTTTGTCTCTTACAATCTCTAGTTTTGGAAATTCTTCTTCTGTAAAGCACAAAGACCATTTTCTGGTCTTATCATCTTTTCCTTTGATGTTGAACTTTGGTTTGTATAACTTGATTAGTTCTTCTTCTAGGATAATTGCTTCTTGTTCTGATGATGTAATCTTGAACTCAACATCAACAATGTTTTCAACAAGGGTTTTTGTTTTGCCTGTATGATTTTTTTGAAAATAAGATGAAACCCTTTTTGGTAAAAACTTGGACATACCAACATAGATGATTTGTTCTTTGTCGTTTTTGAACAAATAACAACCTGCATTTTTTGGTATGTCTTTAAGTTTTTCTAATATCATTTAACAAAGATACTAAAAAATATCTTCCAAAGTGTCTGTATCACAAAATATTGTTCCACAATTTTTACAGGCCATAATTTCAAATGGTTTGACTTTGTATGTATCAGTTCTTCTCATTGTTTCAAATACTACTTTACCTGTGTATTGACAATTTGGACATTCAATAGTTTCTGTTCTTGAGATTTCTTCAGATTGTTCTTCATTTAAGTTTTCTTGTTCTTCTGGTGTGTTTAATTCTTCCATTTTTTATTTTTATTTTAGTTTATTAAAACATTAAACCGACTAGTAAACCAATACCAAATCCGGCTAACATTAAAAGACCTGCTAGAGCTATAATATATTTTTTGAGTTTACCAAACTGAAAAATGTCAGTTGGTTTCGGAACTAGGTTTTTATAAGCGTTTGGTTGTAGATTATTCATCATCTCATTGAGATTCTTCATCATGTTTGGGTCAAACATATTTTTATTCATATCAATTATTTATTACAATGTTATTTTGTATTAGATCTCTTCTTTTAAAATCTATTTTGGTTTTTAAGTCAACAATAAACGGTAAAGATAACATACCATCATAATCTTCTTTTTTCATTTGATTTTTAAAATTTTCAATCAACTTTTCACAAGTTACCAATTGATCCCATGTGTTGGAAGATTTAATAATATTTTCAATCCACTTTTTAATTTGATATTTTTCTGTCATTTTTTATTATTTTATAATTGTTCAACTTTAACCATTCTAAAAAATCAAGCGCTGTCCATTTATCTGGATCCAGTTCACCTAATGGTCCGTCTCCGAACTGATCAATAAATCCTTGTAAATAATCTTGTTCAATTTCAAACCCACCTTCTTCACTTTTAATTATTTTAGTTCTAACCATTTCAATAGCACAAGGTTCACACTGAACGGACCTTTTATCTCCGTGAAATTGTTCTTTACAGGTTACGCATTTACACATATAGTCACCAGGCGCAAAACCACCGATTGGGTATTTTATTTCTTCCATTATTATTTTAATAATTCTCTTCTTTTATTTTCTATACTCTCTTCAAGTGGCCAAATTACATCATATTGATATGTATTCCAATATTTATCTGGAGTATTTTTCATCAATTGTTTTCTAAAGTTTCTAATTAATCTCTTAGCGGTAAATGTTTGTTCTATTGTTTCACAAGAATCAATTATCTTTTCAATCCAGTTTGATACGTCTCCGTAGTGTGTGCTTCTATTTTCCATAAGTCAAAGATACAAAACTTTTTTTAAAAAAACAAACCCCAACTTTTAGAATTGGGGTTAAATATTATTTCTCAATAGGTTTGACCATCTTTATATTGACGGTTGGTGTGTCCATCCATTGTCCGTTACACATTTTTATGGTACTCATTCCACTTTCATATGATAATACCTGTGTTGCTTCAATTTGTGATCCGTCATTTAATATTACTAACTCATCACAAACTTTATCATTTTGGATTGAGATGTACACAAACCAACTAAATAATACAGATGTTAATATTATAAATAAAATTATAAAACTAAAATTTCTTATCATATTATTTAATGTTTAAAAATGTTCCTGATCCACCCGCAACTGTTGTAGGAAGTTTTCCGTCCCAACTTTGTGCTTTCAAATATTCAACATAAAGAGGAGTTATTTCTTTTTGTTTTAATTTCATTGCCAAGGCCAAAGCTTGTGCGTCAATTATAACTTTTGCCGAATCACCACGGGCAATCGCGATTTTTTCTTGAGCTTCAGCTTCAGCAACTAACTTACGTTGTGTTGCAGCTTGTGCTTCCTGGACTGCTTTTGTTTTACCTTCAATTGCCTTTTGAAGAGACTCTGGCGGTGTGATATTAGTTCTTAACTGTGATACTTCAAACCATTTAGATAATCTTTTATTACACTCAGCAACAATTGCAGCTTCAAATTCTTCACGTTTATTAAAAATTGCATCTACCTCCCACTTATTGGCCACGTCATTCACTGAACTAACAATCGCATTCATTAACCATCCTTGTTCAATTTGTTTTATATCCAATCTCAAGTTCTCAAACATATTCCCGATTGCTGTTGGTTTAAGTGAGTAGTTAAAACTTGGTTTAATTGTTGCTGCGAACCCACCTTTTGTAATTACAGTTTGATCCTTGTATTCAATATGTTGTTGGAATGTTGGAAACTCTAACATCTGTTCAGTCCAGGTATTATACATTACCCAACCAGTTTTATATTCATAACTTGATACACCTCGTTTGTCTCCAGTCAAATTAACTTTGATTCCAACGTGTCCTGCATCAACTCTTTCAAGTGCGAATGGTTGAATACTAGAAATTACAATGCCTAACACAAAGATACCAATTGGTTTGAGTATCCACATTGTGTTAAACATTTGTTTACTATCGCCCCATCTGTCTGTTCCTGTTACATACATTCGGTCTCTTGTTGTAAATACCACAAACCCGGCAATTACCAATCCTAAAATAAAAATTAAAGTACTAATCATTTTTTTCTTCTTTTTTGTTAAATAATTTTATTGTTTCGTTTATTACATACATAAGGACCCCAACCAACCCAACGAAACTTAACAGTTGGAGGAACCCGTTTACTTCTCTGCTGACGATGTATTCGCCAAACATTGTTCCGATTGCGATGAAGCCTAACCACATCAAAAAAACTTTAAAAAACTTCATTTTATTTTCCATATTTAATCATTTATAAAAACACAATTCTTAAACTCATAAACTTGTCCGGATCTTGAAGATATTACATCCAATTCAATACTATATCCGATAATGTTTAATTTTTCCGCCTTAAAGTTTTTACCTATTCCTATTGCTTTTAAATCAAATGGTGGATCAAATACAATCCCCTGTCTATATGATATCCTTTTAACAGTATCGGTCCAAGTTGATAATCCGTATTTTCCTTTATACCTAAACTTTCTACCAACAAATCTTGGAATATCAAAACTTTCATCTTCAACATCTTTTGATAGTGGATTTTTCTCACCTGTTAATTCTTCGTAATACGGATTAAGTTCTCCTGTGTATGGGTCGTGTGTTGGTATATTATTCATTATAAAGTCTATATAAACTTTCAGCAACTAATTTTAATCTTTTCTCAAGTTCGTTAACTTTTTTTCTATCTTCATCAGATATTTCAAAATTCTTTTGTTTAATATCTGAAATTTCATTGATGATTTTTGTGTGCATTGTCATCAACTTTCCTTGTAATTCTCTTTTGTCTTGTGCCATATCTTATTTTTTTACAATAGCTTTTGTGAGCTGGTTTATCAGTCCTTGGACTTCTCCGAAATTATTGAACCGGATTTGTGGATCGGTATTAAAAACCTCAACATACCAATTGTCTTCTTTTATTTCTTCATTTGTTGGTGTGATAAATGTCAACCCATCAACAATATCAAGGGCATAGTAATACGAATCATCTTCATCGTGTTCTTTAATTTCTTCACTTTTAAAACCTAAAAGTATTAATTCTCTTTCTGTCATATTATTTTGTTTCAACAATGTTATAAGTTCCTTCAATTACCCCATAAGATGATTCTTCCTGAAACTGGTATGTTTCAGCAACATCACTAGAATCCATAGGTCTTGTTAAGTACCAGACTTGAGTTTCTTTCCAAGTCACTGTAACTAACTTTCTTCCTTTAGGTAGGTTGATTGTTCCTTTTCCACCCCAAGTTTTTACTCTTTCGTTCTCCGTACAAGATGTTATCATAACACCCATTAAAACCGTTAAAAATACTTTTTTCATTTTATTAATTTTACTTTTATTATTTCACCTTTTCTATTTGTCTTATATTTCATTCTAAACGTGTCAACTAATATTGCGTTTTGTTCTTTCAGATACAAACAATTCCATTCACAACTATCATGATGGTATAAATGTACATGTATTTCTTTTAATTTACCACACCTCAAATAGGTTATATCTTTGTAATTCCAATTTGAACAACTGGATAATACCAACAATACAAGTATAAGGATTTTATTTATCATAATCAATTAGTTTGTTTAATTACGTATGGAGGACTAATTCTTACTTCACTACTATCGCTATTAAAGTAGTATACCGTATCACCATCAAAACTAATTGTGTCTGTGTACCAGATTGCTGGATGTGGTCCTTCTTTAGTTTCAACAGTTCCTTCTATCTTATATTTGTATTCAGTCTGAGTACAAGAAGTTAAAAATAATAATGCTAATAATTTTTTCATATATCTCTTGATGTTAATTCGTTTAATATTTCTTCAACTTTTAGTTCACATTCTTTTATTTTTTTTGTGTGTAAAATGTATATCCCAATAATTAAAACCCAAAAAATAACAAAAAATAAAACAGTTGTAAGGTTAAAAATTAAAAGAATAGACTGTATAATACCCAAAATTGAAATTACAATCTGTGACCAGCAATGTGTATCCATTTTACGAACTTCAATGTATGCCATATCAATTAATTCACTATCCGTTAGATTCTTCATTTTTATTTTCTTTTGTGATTTTTTTGTGTTTAGTATAAAATTTCATCAATATCCCAATTAACTCTGGAATATTATCAAAGGCCCATCTTTCTGTTTCTATAACATAGAAATCACCACCACCACCATCTTGAGTTTTAATTGTAAGATATTGTTCTTCACTACTACAACAATCTGCTTCTTGTGTGAAAGTCATCTGTAGTTCTTGATTTAAAAGATATGTTTTCTTATCTGTCATGGTTTATTCTTTAGACAAATATAATTCTTTTTTTTTGATTACACAAGTTTTATAATAATTTCCTAAGTAAAACAATTTAAATGTTTTTGTAAGTCCGAGTGTTTAATCCCGTGTAGATCCAACGAGTTCGTCTTTGAATAGTTCTTTTGTAAAAATGTTGTTCTTTGGGTCGTGTTCACCAAGATTGTATCCGGTAAAGGTACCATCATCAAAAGCAAACTTAACCATTAAAAAACCAAGTTCTGACACATAGATCTTATCTAGCTTACCAACTCCTTTTGGTGTTTCAATTAAAACTTCTTTTATCATATCACGTAAGTTATAACACCATTTTCTTCAACTACTTCTAAAACCCCATCATTTTCTGAAAGTTTTTCTAATTGATCTGGAGTTAAATTCACACTATCTGGTCCTTGAAACACTTTAAATGGTTGTGTTAATTTTAATCTTGAATCTGTAATCAAATTCAAAGTCATTTCATTTTCGCATTCAACCAAAGTTGGGTATTGTCCTCCAACTGTAACAATTACCTTATCACCAACATTAATTTCATCAAGAGATGCTAGGTATGGTTTTTCATCAACGATGAATAATTTTACTTTCTTTGTCATTTTTCAATATTAAAATTTAATAGAGTTTCAACTTCTTGATTTTTTGTTTCAACAATTGGTCCCCACTCTCCTTTATACGTTATACCTCTTACAGGTTTATTATCAATCCAAACATATTCTTCATCTTCAGAACATCTTGGTTTATCAGTTATCAAATCATTAAACTTAAATCCGTGTCTCCATAACCAGGCGAGTGTAGTTCCTTTATCTTTATATTCTCTGGCGGTAAAGAAAACTATTTTATTTCCTTCATCATAAAGTTTATTTATTTCTTCTTTGGATCCTTCGTATGGTTTTGCGATTGGGTATAGATAGCTATCCTCATTTTTAATGTCGTCACATACAGTTCCATCAATGTCAATTAAATAAACTCTTTTTTTCATAACCTCAAATCGTTTTTAGCGTTCATAGTTATAATATAATCCATTAAATTTTTAACTAAAGAATCGGCATCAACTTTTTCGTATAATTCTGGGTATCTGTCTTGAAGTAGTTTATTCTCTTCATACTCTCTACAACTTGAGAGGATGTCTGAAAGCATTGATCTTAACATATGTTCTTTATCATATGTATCTTCAACTTTTCTTTCCAATACTTGACCTTCAAGTTCTTGAGTATATTCAATAAGTTCTTGGACTTCAGGTTTTTCAAGAAGATCAGGTCGTCTACGAAATAGTTGTTTTATGTTTTTCATTCCAAAAACTTTAATATTTTTTCTTTAATACCTGATTGTTTTATTCCTTCGTTGTGTGGTCGTTTACAATGAATAAAGTTCTCAAGTCCCCAACCATCTCGTTTTGACATATCAAGATCATCAACAGCAACCCAATTTGTTACTTCCGGATGTTCTTTTAACCAATGTAAAATTTCAATATGTCGTTCGTATTCTATTTTATTAAAATATGGTAAAAGAAAATCATCCGGCAATTTACCTTCACGAAATAGAACACTACAAAATGCTGTTATATCAATTGGTGGTTTAATTCCACGAGTAACAAACATTTCTTTTATTTGTTCTAATGTTCCGTGTTTTTTCCAATCAGATGAAATAACTAATTCACAACCGGTTTTTTCTACGATTTCATTTAATACTTTAACAGCTTTTTGATTGAAGCTGTCCATTCGGATATCCATGGGAGTTTCCGGATTTGAGTCAAATCCTTTTTTCTTGTATCGTCCGCCCCATTCAGAAGAAAGACAAATTACACCATCGTGATCTAAGAACATTACTTTCATAGATACAAAGATAATAAATTAAAATTGAATTTACAAATTAATAAATGTTAAACTTAATTGGTATGTTTAACCTTGATCTAACATTCACTTTATTAATTCTACCTGGAATCCATTTAGGCGAACTTTTAATTACCCTTCTTGCTTCTCTGTCTACTTCAAAGCTAACCCCTTTTGTTACTTTTACATCACCAATACTTCCATCAGTTTCAACTATAAACATAACATATACAGTTCCTTGATCCCCATTCTCAATTGCAATCTCAGGATATTTCATTTCCTTTAAAAGATATTTTTTCCATTCCTCATATCCTCCAGGAAATTCAGCTTCAATATCAGGAAAATCCTCAACCTTATCTGGAGCCACAACAGGGACAGGATCTACATTAACAAGTACAGTTGTATCTCCTTTTGGTAAACCTAAATCAACAAAAGGATTGTTATCGGTGGGTCCGGTGTTTGATGTAGTGTCAACATCACTATTTAAATCCAAAGTTTCATCTTTTTGTGATTCTGATTGTGGTTGTGGTTGTTCTTTTGGTGGTTCAACAACTGGTGGTTTTTCGGTTGCGTCAACCAATAAATTGGTGTTTTCGGGTGATAATCTTTTGAATTTTTCTTCAATTGGTTCTGTTTTTCCGTATGAGACTGCAGCTAAAACAATCCCGCTAATAAAACAAAGACCAGCCATAAAATTACCTAATTTTTTTTCTTCTAAATTGTGATTACTTTTCTTTTCCATAACTATTATTTTCGTTATGGAATACAATTAGAGTGCCAAGAATCTTTATTCTTGTGGTTTAACACCAACTAAATCAATACAATCTACTCCGAATTTACATTTGATCCAATCTTTAACAAAATCATATGTTTCGGAGTAATCAGTTTTAAATATTTTAAGTATTGGATCAATAACAACATCAGAATTACAAAAAATCATATCGTGTTTTTCTTCATAAAGAAATATATTTTTTTTGGAGTTTTTTAACTTCAAGGTTTTGTATTTACCATCCTTAAATTCAGACAATGTCAGATCACCAAACCTACGGTTAAGGAATTTTTCTACAAGTATTTTTTCTTTATCGGTCATTTAGTTTAACTAAATAAACCCCCACTTTTTACGTTGGGGGTTTTTATGAGTTGAGTCGATTATGTCTATCTGTTTTAAATGAATTTTAAGATTTGACACGAAGACCTTTGAATTGTTGACTTTTGAGTTTTGACTGGTTAATCAAATCATATTATCAAGAAGTTCTGAACAATTGTAGTTTTTTAATAAACAAAAATCTATCAACTCAATATTTATTACCCAATCTGGGTTGCGATATTATGTTCGTCTAACTCGTCTTGGAGTTGTTCAATTCTTGACTCCAAGAACTTAATCTCATTATCTCTTTCTACCACTGAAATCTCAGAGTTTTTAGTAACTGTTGATTCAGATCTACGGCTGTAAAAATCAGTGTCAACACCTTCAGCACAGTCCATCATTTTAAGATGTTTAATTAATGATTTTAATTCTGCCATTAAGAAAATCTTATCATACACCGGAGCGTTTGCTCTATGTATTTGTGTTTTTAACACGTTTATTTCTTCTATTTTTTTATAAACCTGACCCAAGGTTTCTTTTGAGGAATATGGTCTTTGGTTACCTTCAATAACTGTGTTATTGATTACCATTCTTTGAACTAATTGGTTTAGTTCCTGAACCAACTTATTCTTTTGTTTTAGTGCGTTTTTTATATTCATAATTCAATTATAGATTTTTTATTTTTAATAGTCAACATCTTTTGTTAAACAAATTTCGGTTTTTGCTAAATCATTATAAACCCAAATATCCCAACCTAATCCACCGGTTGATTTGAAGGTGTAATCAAAGTTGCCATACTTACCATAAACACCTCTAATATGTCCCATCCAATTATTTAATATTTCAACCTCATTTGGATGAATAGTAAATGTCATTGGTACAAATTTGTTATCAACTTCTTTTTTTTCTTGGTATTTTTTTGTGGTTTCCTCACTTGTAAAATATGAAAGGTCTACAATTCTTTCCTCCATCTTTGAAAGTCTCTCATTTTCTTTTTCAATAATTTTTTCTTCAAACTTACTCATATAAAAATTTTAATCATTATTTTTTATAACTTCAATAACTTTTAAGGACCAGGGATCAAAAAAGTTATCAGTTTTACAAATTTCAATTGTATTTGTTAGTGCGTTAAAGTAAATGTCACCGTTTTTAATTGGTTCCATAAGTTTTTTTAGATATCTTTTTCCTTCATATTCAACATAAAGTTTTTCATTTCTATGTTCATCACAAAGGGTATAAACCCACCCATTAATTTTGTGTTGTTCTCCAGGTTCACCACACACTTCACAAACTTGGAATGTTTCTCTTTCGGCTTCAGCAACAAAATAAAATCCATTTTCTGGTAGGTTATCCAAAAATATACTCATACCACCAAATTTTTCTTTTACATTAATAAAACTTTTATCCCAACCAAGTTTTATTAAAACTTCAAATAATCTTTGTACTATACCCAACCAACCATTACCAATTCCAAATTGATTTCGTTTAAGGATTGGTCCTTTATCTACCCTATATGTTCTTTGAAGTCCCTCAATTTTTTCAAGGAAGTTTTCAAACTCTGCGTCTGTTCTATGATTATTGTTCATTCGTATTCCCATCTTTTCTTTGGTGTCTAACAACACTTAAAGCATTTGATAGTGTCCAGTAAGCATCCCAAAATCCACCACGGTCATCAAGGAAGATATTTGCATACAACTTTCCGTTAACACCATAAGGTTTATTCCATTCTGGGTGCATTTCATTTACTCCGTGTACTTCAATACCTAAAGCTTCAACCTGTTCTTTTCCTTTCTGTAATTGATCCTTACTTCTTGCAGTATTTATTAAAAAGTATATACCTTCTTCTTGACACTCCAAAATTAAATCAACCATTTTTTTACAGTTTTCTTTAAGTTCTTCATTGTAAGGAATGATTGTATCATCAAGATCACAAGCTATAATAATCTTACCATTTCTCAACCATTCCTTGACTAATCTGTTTGTATAAAAATTTGCGTGATGTCTCATTTTACAAATATATTAATTAATTTCCAAACCCTACTTTACCACCACCTTTAATTGTTGGTGTTTTTTTCAACCCTTCAAGATTATCAATTGTTTCTTCAAAAGTTCTACCCATAACAATAACAGAAATTACAACTTCTTTTAAGTGCGACAAAGACATTCCTTCAGTTTTTTTAATCCACTCTTCAATATCAATACCTTTCAAATCATCCTCACTTAATTTGTGTTCAATATATGCTCTTCTAATATCTTCATTTGGGAGTTCCACTTTATATCTTCTATCAAAACGAGATGGTCTATTTGTAATTCTTTCCTGTAGTTTC